ATAGCTCCTAAATCTGCTCCACCAAGAAAATCAACAATTAATAAGCTACGCATGCTTGATGAATAGGATAATAAATGGCTAAAAAAGCAAAAGCAGAAGAAAATGAAGATGATGGACTAGCTATTGATATAGCTAAGTTAATCGATAAGAAGTACGGTAAGAACGTAATGATGCCCGGAACTTACTTAATTGAGAATCCTAAGAAGGTTTATAATATTACTCCTAACTTTGATTCAGAGTGTGGAGGGGTTCCAGAGGGAAGTTTAATTACATTATCTAGTCCTTCTGGGTTTGGTAAGACTACATTAGCTCTAACTATTGCTAAGGTTTTACAAAATGATGGGCGAGAAGTATTTTATATTGATGCTGAAAATAGACTTAAGCCAATGAATCTACAAGGTATTAAAGGTCTAGATGCTGAGAAGGTTAGGGTAATTAGGTCAACAGAAGATATTCATTTATCAGCAGAAGATAATCTTCAAATCGCAACAGATATTCTGAAGAACTATAAGAGAATTTGTCTTATTATTGATAGTGCTTCTGCCTTATGTCCAGCTTCAGAAATTACTAATGATGTTTCCTCCACAATTCGTAATACATCTCCAAAGATGTTTGCTAACTTCTGTAGAAAGAACTCCGGTAATATTAGTGCTAATAACAATATCTTAATCGTTATTAAGCATGTCATAACCAATACTTCCGGATATGGTGCTACACATATTGAAGATGGTGGAGAGAAGCTTAAGTTTCAGGCCGATATTAGATTAATGGCAACAAAGAGTCCTGAAAAGGTTATTGAAGGTGATAAGACAGTCGGACATATTATTGAATGGAACGTTCTTAAGTCTGCTACTGGTCAATCTAATACTATTTTTAAGAGTTATGTTAGATATGGAATTGGTATCGACGAAGTATCAGAGATTATTGAGATAGCTCAAGATTATGGTTTTATCGACAAAAAGGGTGCTTGGTTTTATATTGATGCTGATACTGATAAGGAAGTTAAGTTTCAAGGTGGAACAAAACTCCGTGACTATCTCAGTGAGAATGAAGATGCTTACAAAGACTTACTTAAGAAGATTCAAGATATTCCAAAATGATAGAAGTTCATGTTAAATATCCAGAGGTTATATATCGTTACGAATGTCCTATTGATACAAGATACACTAGTTTTCCGAATGAATATATTATAAGTATCTTTAGAGATAACTATAAAATAACCTTCCAAGGTTTGGAGAACAGTTCTTCTAATATTAAAATCTTTACAAGAGACGATATTTATGGTCTTGTGAATTATATCTCTACTATTCCGATTTTAGATTTTGATAAAATAAGATACTCTATTATTGATATAGAGTTCAGACCAATTAGGTTAGAGAAAAATGTGTTTACATGAAATATATTGGATTTAACGGTAGACAATATAATATAAATCCAACTGATTACATAGTTTATGGAGATGATGAATTAAGTAGGTCTAGTCTACACTTGAGAGCTAGACAAATTCTTAAGAAGCTTTTTCCTAAAGATATAATCTTAGAAGAAATATCTCTTCCGGGTTCATCAAAAGGCTCTACCGGAACTCTTAGACTTGACTTCTTAATAGAGACTTATAAATTGGCAATTGAAGTCCATGGAGAGCAACACTACAAGTTTAATTCCCACTTTTTCAAGGATAAGCATCAGTTTTTGCTTGCATTAAAGCGGGATTCTGTTAAAATGGAATGGTGTGAGATGAACGAGATTTCTTTGGTTGAACTTCCTTATAGCGAGAACGATAATGAGTGGAAAAGAAGAATCAGAGAATCAGTATGTTAATGACAAGATTAAATCTGTTCATGAGCAAGTTGATGCTCTTGAAAAGATATACGGTTTAAATTCGGTAACACCTAGCACAGAAATCGATGATATACTTAATTTTTCTTGGAATGAACTTGAAGCCTTAACGCCAAACGAATGTATGCAACATTATTATGTTGTAAATCAATACTTACTTAAACTAAGACTATCTATAAATCGATATAAGAGTTTAAGACACTTTTGTTTAAATGCGTTAAACCTTGTTTTTGCTTCAGAGTATAAACAATATAAGGTAGATTTTAGTTGGGCCGATATCACTAAATATTCTATTATAAAAGGAAATGAATATGCAAAAGTTCTTAATAAATATATTCAAGAGTATGATATTAACATTCAGAGTTTTGATGGGATAGTGGAATCTGTTACTAAAATTGGAGATACTTTCAAGAATATGTCTTATACTAAAAAGCAGGAAGAATAGGGAAATTATGACAGTTATAGAAAAGTTACGTGAAGCAATTATCTCACAAAGATGGGATATAGTTACAGAGGTTTTTCAAGAGTTTGGTGGAAAATTAGAAGAAGTTAAAAAGAAAACTAAGGTTAAGAAAAAAGCTATAGAAGAAGTTGAAAAAGATGTTATCTCAAATGAACGAGATAATTTTTTAACTCATGGATTAATAAGTGAGAAAAATATAGAAAAAGTTTTAAATGAACCTGTAATAAAAAGAAGGTCTAATGATGATTTTCTCGCCCCTATTAAAAATCAAAACAATAGAGAAAGAGATAATAGTACGGGTCGCACAGATGATAACGGGAATGAGATTAGAATAGCTTATTCGGAGCCGTTAGATACATCTAAATCAAAAATTAATCTATGGGAAGATGATTTAAGTGTTGCTATTCAAGATATCGAATTTAATAAAAAGGTTACCGTTAAAGCTCCAGTGAATAGACAACCTAGAAAAGACGCTATAGAAATTGAAGCTAGTTGTAAGAGTTGTGGGCGAATAAATAAGGTTTTACCTATGTTTGCTCAACATTATAGATGTGATAGATGTATGGTTGCGTCAAGATGAGTCTTGATTCCAAACCATTTACGAAAGCTTTTATTGAGCTTATTAAAACGATGCCATCAGGGACTACTGAAGAGAAAAAGAAGTTTTGTAAAGATTTTATTAGGTCGTTCTTGGAGTCACAATGTCAGAAAAAGCAATAAGAATAAATCCATCGTGGCAGAATGCTTGGGATGATAAATATAAATGGATTAACAAATATAGTTTAAAAAGTCTGTACTATAGAATTCTTTATGAAAAATATAAAGAAAGATTTTTTAACTATGAATGTTACCGAAAGGGTAGATTAATTAAGTTTTTTACCAAGTATATGAAACATTTTTTATATAATCATAAAAACACAAAGGGTAGTAGGGATGTTGATTTTTTCAACGCAGTAAAAAATCTAGCTCTAAATAAAGATAAGATTACAGACAAACAAAGGATAGAGTTTTTAATACAGTTTGGTTTTATGGATAGTAAATTTGCGAATAATGTAGAGATTTGTAAAAAAGCTATCGAGATTAATTTTTATAATGGTATACCTAAAGGTGAATTGTCACCATTTCTTAGAAAGTGATTTATGTCAGAAAAACCCAATATTCCAAAAAACATTGCTGCCGAAAGAGCCGTGTTAGCTGGAATTTGTAAGTATGGTCAAAATGTATGGTCAGATATCGTAGATATTACTGACTCGAAATGTTTCACAGATACTGATAATCAGATTATTTTTTCTTGCATTAAAAAAGCTATAGAAGGTTCTGATAATCTTGATATTCCCTCTATCATGTCTGCTGGTAACGCTTTAGGTTTAACTCAGAATCTTGATACAAAAGAACAGCGTGAATTTATTCGCTCTCTATTCAACTATCCGATTGAAAAAGATAATGTAAGAAAAGAATCTGTTAAGCTTAAAAAATTAGAGATTGCTCGTAGAGGTCAAACTTTAACCAGAGATATCTATTATGAGTTAGCTAAGATAACGGGAACCGAAAGTGTTTCGGATATTCTTGGTTTACTTGAAAAACCCTTATTAACATTTGGGTCAGATATGGATAGTGACGATAATGATAAAACAGAACTTCTAATGGATGGAATGGAGGAGTGGCTTCAACATATAGAAGATAATCCCGGATGTTTAGGTGGAATTCCTTCACCTTTTGCTAAATATAACGAATATATTGGTGGAGGTAGAAGAAGGGGTGGCGTTTATCTTGTTGCAAGTCGTCCCAAAGTCGGTAAAAGTACAATGGCTTTAAATGATGGTGTTCATGTTTCAAGTAAATTAAAAATTCCTGTCCTGTACCTAGATACAGAAATGACAAAAGATGGTCAACGTCCAAGATTGATGTCTAATCTTGCTAATCTAAAAATTAAAGATGTTGAAATGGGAACTTTTAGAGATAACGATTTCATGAAAACACGGTTGAATGAAACTGTTTTATTAAATAAAAAAATGCCCTTATCTTATAGAAAAATTTCAGGTAAATCTTTTGAAGAGATATTGTCAATTGTTAGACGTTGGGTTACACAAGATGTTGGAGTTGATGAAAATGGTAGAACTAAAGATTGTTTAATTATTTATGATTATTTCAAACTAATGGAATCTTCTACTTTAAACGATATGCAGGAATATCAAGCTCTAGGATTTCAGATATCTGCTTTAGCTGACTTTTGTGGCAGATATGATATTTCATGTCAAGCTTATGTTCAGTTAAATAAAGATGGTGTAACGAACGAAACTTCTAGCTCTATATCTCAATCAGACAGATTACTTTGGCTATGTGCCTCATTTGCTATTCTTAAAAAGAAATCATCAGAAGAAATTCTTATAGATGGGGTTGAGAATGGTAACACTAAGTTAATTCCAACAACTGAACAAAGATTTGGACCGGGAAT